CACCCAGTATACCGAGGACGAATGGAGAGAAGCAAAACGCAATACTCAAGGGCTTCCCTGGTATAAGAACCCCGCAATGAGAGAATCAGCAAGACAAGGAGGATAAAATGAAAATAGGATTTACAGGAACAATGAGTGTAGGAAAAACTACACTTGTGAATGCACTTAAAAATTTACCACAATTTGAAGGTTATACATTCACCACTGAACGCAGTGCATATTTGAGTTCACTTGGTATACCTTTAAATTATGAAACTACTATTGAAGGACAGACTATATTTTTAGCTGAACGCGTTAGTGAACTAATGAATCCTAATTTAATTACTGATAGAACTATTCTAGATGTAATTGCCTTTACAAATCGAGCTCAAAAGGTTAGTATAATGGACAGAGATGCATTTGCGGAATATGCTTGTCGATTTATTAAACAGTATGATTATATATTTTATATTTCTCCTAAAGGAATGGATATAGAAGATAATGGTGTTAGAGAAACAGATACTAATTATAGAGCTGAAATTGATGAAGAAATTCAAAAATTAATATTAAAATATAACCCCCCATATTATGAGCTTAAAGGTTCTACTGAAGAACGTATAGGACAAATAATGGAAGTTATTGAACCTCAATATGTATTATCATGAAAAATAATGTAATATCCATTGGATTAGGAATAGTCATAGGATTAGTTGCCGGAATAGGATTAACTTGGTATATGACAAAAGACCTAGCTACACAAGCAATAATTGATGCTGAAGTTAAATTTAATGAATTATTGGAAACAGAAAAATCAAAATACCAAGGTGAATTAGATAAAATAACTTTTGCTAAAGATAACTTAGAATATACTTTAACTTCTACTGAAATGGTTATAGATAGTCTTAACACTACTATTGACAATAGAAGTAAAGAATTAAACCGAATTAAAAGAAAATATGCGCAACAATTATCTAATATTGATGGTATGTCTCATAATGAGCTTACCAACTTTTTCACAGAAAGATACGGGAACTGATCTAATTTGTATCCCTACTGAACAAGTTAGGGCAATAGCAGCAGACCTAGTTTCTTATGACTACTGCCAACAAGAGAGAGATTCTTTAAAAGCAGAAATTATAGATCTAAATTCTATTATAGAACAAGATTCTATTTTATTAAATACTTATGAAACAACAACTGATTCTCTAGTGTTATTAGCTGAAGAATGTTATTGGCAAAGTGTTAATTTAAATTTAGAATTAGAAGATAAAGATAGTAAAATTAAGTCTCTTAGAAGTACTAGAAATATAACCTTTTTAACAACAGTACTAGGTACATTGGCCCCTATTTTACTAAGTAAAGATTGAGTGATTTAAAGCAAATAATAAGACAAGAATACGTAAAGTGTGCACAAGATCCTATACACTTTATGAAAAAATACTGTATGATTCAACACCCCCAAAGAGGTAGAATCAACTTTCATTTATATCCTTTCCAAGAAAAAACTTTAAAATTAATTCGAGATAACCCCTATTCAATTATACTTAAATCCCGCCAGTTAGGTATTTCTACACTAACTGCGGGATATTCTTTATGGTTAATGACTTTTCATAAAGATAAAAATATTCTTTGTATTGCTACAAAACAGGAAACTGCTAAAAATATGGTTACAAAGGTTAAATTTATGTATGAAAATTTACCTTCGTGGCTTAAAATACAATTTGAAGAAAACAATAAATTAACACTCCGATTAGAAAACGGATCCCAAATTAAAGCTACTTCAGCATCAAGTGATGCAGGTAGATCAGAAGCTGTTTCTCTTCTATTAATTGATGAGGCGGCATTTATTGAAAATATTGGCGAAATATGGGCTTCAGCTCAACAAACACTTGCCACTGGTGGGGGATGTGTAGCATTATCTACTCCTTATGGTACTGGTAACTGGTTTCACCAAACTTGGACTCGAGCTGAAGCCAATGAAAATGAATTTTTACCTATTAAGCTACCTTGGTATGTCCACCCAGAACGAAACCAAGAATGGAGGGACAAACAAGATGAATTACTAGGAGACCCCAGGATGGCAGCACAAGAATGTGATTGTGACTTTAATACTTCTGGTGATATAGTATTTTACCCAGAATATTTAGAGTTTATAGAAAAAACTACACTTAAAGAACCACTTGAAAGAAGAGGTGTAGACCAAAATTTATGGATTTGGGAACCTGCAGATTATAGTAGATCGTATATGATAGCAGCTGATGTTGCTAGAGGAGATGGTAAAGATTATTCTGCATTTCATATTTTTGATATTGAAAATGCGGTACAAGTAGGGGAATATAAAGGCCAAGTAAGTACTAAAGATTTTGGTAACATATTAGTAGCAATAGCCACGGAATATAATAATGCTTTACTTGTAGTAGAAAATGCAAATATTGGTTGGAGTACTATACAAGTAATTACTGAAAAAAATTATCCTAATTTATACTATTCTCCTAAATCTGACACTATAAATGTAGAATCGTATTTACAAAATTATGAAAATAATTCAAATATGACAGCAGGATTTACTATGTCTTCTAGAACTCGCCCTATGGTTATAGGTAAATTTCAAGAATATGTTGCTGATAGAGGGGTTACTATTCAATCTAAACGTTTATTAGAAGAAATGAAAACGTTTATATGGAAATATGGTAGAGCAGAGGCTCAACAAGGTTATAATGATGATTTAGTAATGAGTTTTGGTATGGGTCTTTATGTGAGAGACACTGCACTAAAATTTAGACAACACGGCTTAGATGTTACCAAAGCCGCTTTAGGATCTTTTCATAAAAGCACAGTACAATACCAAGGAGCTTATTTTTCTACTGGAAAGGATAACCCTTATCATATGGATAATGGAAAGGGAGAAATAGAAAATTTTAAATGGCTTTTATAATATTTATTAGTATACTATGGCAGATACAAGCGTATTTACAAGATTAAAAAGATTATTTACTACTGATGTAGTTATTAGGAATGTAGGGGGTAATAAACTTAAAGTATTAGACTTTAGTAGTTACCAACAAACTGGTAAAGTTGAAACCAATTCAATGATTGATAGGTATAATCGCTTATATACTACTAATCAAGCCCCTATATATAATCCTGCGTTAAATTATCAAACCCTCAGAACCCAATTATATTCTGACTATGAAGCAATGGACACAGATGCTATTATAGCTTCTGCTTTAGACATACTCTCAGATGAATCAACCCTTAAAAATGCTATGGGTGAGGTACTTCAAATTAAGTCATCCGATGAAGTAGTACAAAAAATTCTATATAATTTGTTTTATGATGTATTAAATATAGAATTTAATCTTTGGATGTGGATTCGCCAAATGTGTAAATATGGCGACTTTTTCTTAAAATTAGAAATTGCTGAAAAATTTGGGGTTTACAATGTAATTCCTTATACTGCTTATAATATAATTAGAGAAGAAAAAATTAAAGAAAATGATACAACCCAAATGGAGGTTAAATTTAGGTTTGACCCTGATGGGTTAAGTGGAGGAGGAGAATATGGTGGTTATTTTGGTGGGTTACAATCTACTAGTAAAAGTAGTAAAGGTGGAAATGCTATATATTTTGATAATTATGAAATAGCTCACTTTAGACTTCTTTCGGATGTAAACTATTTACCTTACGGAAGAAGTTATATTGAACCTGCTCGTAAATTATTTAAACAATATACTTTAATAGAAGATGCAATGCTTGTGCATAGAATTGTGCGTGCACCTGAAAAACGTATTTTTTATATAAATGTAGGTGCTATTCCCCCTGCTGAGATAGAAAATTTTATGCAAAAAACTATCTCTAAAATGAAACGTACTCCTTATATTGACCAAAACACAGGAGATTATAATTTAAAATACAACATGCAAAATATGTTGGAAGATTTTTATATTCCTGTTAGAGGTAACGATGCTTCAACTAAAATTGAAACTACTCCTGGGTTAAACTATGATGGTATCCAAGATGTTGAATACTTAAGAGATAAATTATTTGCTGCTCTTAAAGTACCTAAAGCCTTTTTAGGATATGATGAAAATACTGAAGGTAAAGCTACATTAGCCGCTGAAGATATTAGATTTGCTCGTACTGTTGAACGTATTCAAAGAATAATAATTTCTGAATTAACTAAAATAGCTATTGTTCATCTATATACCCAAGGATATGATGGGGATGATTTGGTTAATTTTGAACTTCAATTAACTACTCCCTCAATCATCTATGACCAGGAAAGAGTAGCATTAATGAAAGAAAAAATGGATCTTGCTCAACAAATGCAAGATACTAAATTATTCCCAACTGACTTTATTTATGATCATCTATTCCATTTAAGTGAAGATGAGTATAATGAATTTAGAGACCTTGCTAGAGAAGATGCTAAACGAGCCTTTAGACTTACCCAATTAGAAACCGAAGGAAACGATCCAGTAGAGACAGGCCAATCATATGGCACCCCTCATGATTTAGCTTCACTATACGGTAAAGGTAGATATTATGATGAACCAGATAGTGTGCCTGCTGGGTATGACGAAAAAGAATTAGGTCGCCCTGAAGAAAAAGTTTCTAATATTAATACACAGGATGGTAATTTTGGCAAAGATAGGTTAGGTGTTAAAAGAATGAAGGGTACTGATAAAAATGATTCTGATAGTTTACGTTCATCAAAAAGTTCTACCCCTTTAGCTTTAGAAGCCAAATCTGTTTATCTTAAAAATCAAGATATGTTAAAAAAGATTCCCCTTAATCGTAAACAGTTAGTGTATGAACAGGATGATGCACTATTAGATGAAAAACAATTAAGGAACTGAAATCTTTATATATTTATAAAAAAGCCTATCGATGAAAATTAAGCATTCTAAGTATAAAAATACGGGCCTTTTATTTGAACTTTTAGTGAGACAAATAACTGCAGATACTCTTTCAGGTAATGAGTCTCCTTCATTAAATATTTTAAAAAAAGCTTTTACAAAAACTGAATTAGGAAAAGAATATAAACTTTATGAATCTTTATTTAAAAATAAAAATTTAAGTGAAAATAAAGCGGATATTACTTTAAATACTATACTAGAAGCAACTTGTAAGTTAAATAGAAGTGCATTAAGAAGAGAAAAATATAATCTTATAAACGAAATAAAAAATCATTACAATTTAGATGAATTTTTTAAACATCAAGTTGTAGGCTATAAAGCATATGCTTCATTTTACAAACTAATAGAAATATACAATTCAGATAAATTATCTGAAACTGAAGAAATTATCCATAATAAAGTTACTATTTTAGAGTATTTAACTCATTCCCCAATTAATCAGAAAAAAGTAAAACAAGATTTAATAGAAGAATTTTCTAAATATGATAAAGATTTAAGGATACTTACTTATAAAGTAATGCTTGAAAAATTTAATGGCAAATACTCTAATTTAAATACGGGTCAAAAAGAAGTACTTAAAGAATTTATTAATTCTATTGATAATACCCCTCGTTTAAAAGAAATTTATAATACTAAAATTAATGAGTTAAAAATTTCTCTTAAATCTTATGCTAAAAAAATAAAAGATGGAGCTACTAAAATAAAATTAGTAGAAATAGTTAAACTATTACAAGAAATAGATAAAGGTTCTAAAATTAATAACGATGACCTAATCAACCTTCTCCAGTATTACGAATTAACTGAAGAATTATCTAAGGTAAATAATGGCTAATTCACTTAAAGAGTTTTTAAAGAAAAACTACCCTGACAAGTATGATGCTATTAAAAAAATAGTAAAAGAAGCATCCACATCAGGGGCAGCAGGGGGGTATTTAACTAAATATGCTTTTGGGAAAGCTCCTATTTCACAGTATACTAAAATTGGGTATAAACCGGTTAATCAAAAAGCTCTTAGAAAAAAATCTAAGGGTATGGATTATGTAGATTTACACAAACGCTAATATGTATTATCATGAAGACACTTCAAGAACAATATAATTTAATTAAAAAAGGAAAAGGACACAAAGATGTGTTTATGAAGGAAGCAAAAAGATTGTTTCCTAATATTGTTCCTAATGCTGCTACTTTTAATCAAACTGCTAAATTATTAAAACAGCGTAGTGTAATTAGTGAAAATATATTTCCTTTAATACCTTCTGCTAAATTAAATCCTTTTACTAACTTTGATAAGTTTCTTAAAGAAGAAGCAAAAGCTACTGAAACAAAAACTACTAAAGAAGTAAATCAAGCAGAAACTGCTGGTTACGATTATAAAGACCCTAAAAATTTAAATAATCAAATTTTTGATCAATATCTTAATGGTTTAAGATTTGAAATGGAACAAAATCCTGAATTACTAGCTGATGAACCCACTGAAGCTTTATTAAAAGCTAAAGACATTGTCACTAAAAATTTAGAAAAAGATTCTTTATACTATATGAAAAATGCAGCATTTGGTATTAAAGATTTAGGTTATACAGAATTAGAAAACGGAAAAGAACCAACTGGAAAATATAAATCCTCCGGCTACGGAGACCTAAAAGAAAATAACATGAACAAATCAGAAAAACTTGTAGAATTATTAGAAGAAGCTGTAGCTGGAATTCCATCTATTGGTAATCCTTTTGCTGAGCGTAAAAACATGGCTTATGAAAACAAATTTGCTGCTTTTTTAGCTGAAGAAAAAGATAAAAAAGAAACTAAAGAAGCTAAAAAAATGGAAAAAGAAGAAAAAGAGCCTGCTAAAGAGGAAAAAGTAATGAAAAAAGAGGAGATGAAGCCTAAAAAAGAAGGTAAGAAAAAATTCCAAGATGTAGTTAAAGAAGTTGAAAAAATAGGTGAAATGGCTAAAGCTAAAGTAGCTATGGAAATGTATGGTGGTATGAAAAAGAAAATGGAAGAAACTCTTAATTCCATTAACGAAGATACTAATCTACAAGAATTCATCGACGAAGGTAAAAAGGCAGAGTTACAAAAAGAAATTGCTTTATACGAAAAGTATTACTTAAACGCTGAAGCTAATTACAACAATAATAAATGAGACAAACTCTCATAGATACTCAACTTTTTACACTTTCTCCACAAGCAATTACTGAGGCAGTTAAAACTGAACAAGGTAATTTAATTGTGGAGGGAAGACTTCAATCCGCTGAGAAAAAAAACGGAAATGGAAGATACTACCCTAAAGAGGTATTAGAAAGAGAAGTTGAAAAGTATAAAGAGGGTCCTATAGCAGAAAGTAGAGCATTAGGTGAACTTGACCATCCTGACTCTCAAGTTATAAATTTAAAAAATGTCTCACATAATATTAAAGATATTTGGTGGGATGGGGATGATGTAATAGGTAAAATTGAAATATTACCAACCCCATCAGGTAATATCTTAACTCAACTATTTAAAAATGGTATTACGGTAGGTGTTTCCTCCCGTGGTATGGGTAGTTTAAAACAATTAGGCGAAACCCAAGAAGTACAAGACGATTTTGAATTGTTATGCTGGGATTTTGTTTCAACCCCATCAACCCCAGGAGCA